AACTGCAAGACGAGTGACGGCAGATATTTATCTATTGATTGGGAGCGTAGCGAATGAAACTTACCCCTAGAACTCCATATCCTCGATTCGACATCATCAACGGAAAAGTAGTTCTCAAACCAGACGGAATGTGCGTGCATTCGGCGCTGGTAGATGGCTTGGAAATGGAAATTGAACACGCCATCAAACTCTTAAACATTTGGCAGGAAGCGTTTGGAGCAGAATGCTATAACGATAGTCTTACCGCTCTTAATGCTGAGACGGAACAGGTTCTGCGGGAGTCCACGGAAGGACCGACCGCCCCTGGCACCGGCACCCCACGAGTTCTCCTGGAAGAATCCACTTCTTAACCGCCGAATCGTACATGCCCTTCGCGATCTCGTACCGCTTGCCATTCATTGCGACGTGTGTGGGCCGTGGCGTCTTGCCTGCATTGGAATGAAGCCAAATCCCTTCTTTAATTCCGAGTTCGGTCTGTCGAGTCCGCTGCACCACGGCGTTCGCCTTATTTGATTGGTCCCTAGCGATCAGCCATGCTCGGTTGGATGCCACTTTGTACCGCCCGCGAATCTCCTCAGCCATCGCCCGCACGTTGCGCCCGGACGTGTAGTTGCGCATCACTATGCCCTCAACCTCTTGCAGGTATTGCGCAGGTATCGACCGAATCAGGCCCACATTTTCAGCCAGAGAAGCCTCGAACGCCTCGCGCATGGCTGGGGTGAGCGTAAACTCAATCGACCAGCCCGCATCACGTAGGGCCTGCCGCATGGCGTTATCTGTACCTTGGAACTGGTTCTTGAGAAATGAATCGGCCACCGTGGGAGCCATCTCATCAAACTTCTTCTGCCATCGTTCGACCAGATCGCGTAGCTCTTCGAGAATCTCCTCCACCGGGGAAGCATCCGCCGCCATCGTAGGAGGATCAGACTTGCGCCTTGCCGTAACCCAATACTCGACGCTGTGCGCCATCTCCGCGACGAGCTTCAGTATCCGCCGATGATAACGGTTGCGAGTGCCGACGTTCGGCCAGATCGCGCGGATTACTGTTGGCTTTTTGGGGAGCATTTGGGTTCCGATTGATAGAGCAGTGGAATTCCAAGACGGGGATGCGTGGCCTTCACCAGAAGATGAATGTCCACCAGCTCAAGTTTGGTCAATTGCCGTGGAACCGGGTATCCGTTGCTCATTCTTTTCCATCCTCTAACTGCTTTGGTTCTTCTTCCGCAGGCGATTCGATTACCTTGTCGATGTCAAGGCCGGTGTAGCCCGACTCCGGATCACGCGCCAGCTTCTCGCGCTCTTCCTGCGGATCGATTACGCCTCTATCAATCAGGTTTCCAGCCCGCGTGCTGTCGTTCATGCGGATAGTCGAAAGCTGCTCTTCCGTCATCTGATAGAGCGGATTGAACGTAATACCGATTTCGGGATCGATTGATCCGTACATCGATAGCTGGACGATCTTCAGAATCGTTTCGATGGGGTTGCGAGCATGAGCCTCTTGATTCGCTCGAATCCAGTCCCGCCACGCACCCATCTCGCCCTCGGCCACATTGCCGAATCCAGATGGAGATACGCCGGTCATAATCACGGACGGCTCTCTTGATGCCGTACACATCTGCTCCTGCGCCTGCGCCTGAAGCTCATGCAGGCCACCCAGGGGAACAGCAAGCTGCTCCAGTTCCTCGCGGTCCTTGTCCAGCACCATCACGCCCTTATTGCTGCGCGTAGCCGTAAACAGCTTGATACGGGCGAACAGGCTAGTACCGTCGTCTCCACCCGTCAGCACTTGGTCCATGGCCGTCTTCAGGCTAAGGATTGAGAAGTTGTTGATGAGGTCTGAAACGCTCTGCCTGGTGCGCAGCCAGTTGTTAACATACGGCTCGACAAGCTGCGAGAGGCTGATACCGCTGAAATTGAACGCTGGCTTGAAGATGTCAGGAACAGGCCGCGTGACGATCCGAAGCATCCTGGTAGCGTCCCAACGCTGGCCCATGACCCACCAGCCGGACGGGTTGTAGAAGTCCTTACGCGAGGGGTCCAGCGCGTTGTACATTAATGGTGTGGTCCAGATCGGCTCGACGTTCTTGAATCCGTTCAAGCTGTCTTTCTTGATGGTCTTTGGGCTAATCACCATTGGCATCTGAACATCCGCGCCATTGATATTGATAAGGATTTGGCCTGTTCCGTAGAAAGCATCGTCCTCGAGAGCCTTGCGGATTAGCGCCTGAATATCTAGTTCACGAAACGCCTGCTCCAGTTCGGTGATCTTGTCTTTGGTCGCTTCGCCAGCCGTTTCGCTGCTAGTGAACTCGATCCACTCTCGCGTCATCTCGTTTGCCAGAGCCGCCGCCATGTTGCGGTATTCGACTCGCAGAGCCAGCAGAGCTAGGTACGGATAGCCGGGGAATCCTTCGACATTGCTGTAGGCGTAGAGCTGAGAGCCAAACTCGGCCCCGGGCATGGCATCCATTGCCAGCTTCACATCGCTCTGGACCTGTGCCTTTACGCCGGCCGGCACCACGCCAGGCAGGATGTCAGGAGGCCTAATCGGGAACTGAGGACGCGGTACTTCCTCCATCGCCTTGTAGAGAGCCGCGCGGATACCGGCACTCGTTGGAATCGCTTTCGCTGGACGCCCTGCGTTTTCTCGTTTTCCACCGCTCGGCATTTTGATTTCCTTTGATTTCCTGCAACTATTCAAACTACCACATTGTACCGAGTATGTACCAATTCCCGCATCTCGTCCCGCGTAAAGTAGCCGTCTGCAAAGAAATCGCCCATCTTCGTCCAGCCGTTGCGGTAATCAAACTGTGATGCTCCGCGCCAAGATGGGAAGCTGCTGCGCAGGCCATCCCGCAGCGCAAGCTGGCTCTTTGTGTACATGACCGGTTCGGCCTCGGCAATTATTTCCTCTTCAGATCGGCGCTTTCTCATAGCCTCCCCATCGCTGCTTTTAAAACAGCGTCTGAAATGTTGAGCCGAGACGTGGTGGGTGCTGCAAAAGCCATCACAAATGCGTCAGCGCAATTTGGGCTGGGCACTGGCCCACCAGGCCGCGTGCTTTTGGCTAGGTCTTCTTTGCTCTCCACCTTGACGCGCCCATTGCGATCGAAATCCCGCTTTGGCGTGGAAAGCTCTGTCTCCAGCTTCTCCAAATGTGGCATATCGCTTGAAATCGAGATCAGTTCATCGTCCTTGAACTTCTCGCCCCGGTTGATTGCGTTGTACGTGTTGCGGAAGCGATCAGCGATGTTCCACCACGTTTGGGCCTTGAGATTGGCGAAGAAGTCCTTGTTTTTGATCTTGTCCTGCCGGTCGCTGACGTAGTATTCCTCGGGACGCTCCACCGCTGCCCCGGCGTTGAACTTGGCGTAGTTGATACGCAGATGCTTGTCCCTCACCTGGTTCAACTCGTCAAACTTCGCACCCGCGCTTGCCCCCACTCCGATGCAGTCGTAGCGTATCTCTGCCGCCCTCTCGGAGGCATTCAGGAACGTCCGAGAGCAGGACTTGAGCAACTCATCCTCCTTCGCCCGCCACTCCTCGCACCAGAGCGCCACAGATCCATGAGCGTAGACGTTCGCGCAGGCGTCCTCGCCATCGTCTGCCACATCAAAGCCGATGATCCTCCGGCCAGCCGCCTCAAAGCCCAGCTTGAGATGCGCATCGATAGCCGCCTCAATCCAACTGCGCTTGATGACCGCGCCCTCTGTATCCTCTTTGGGGTTGCCCAGGTAGATGTGCTGGTAATCCTCCTCGGACTCAGCTTTGCACCGCTCGATCATCTGCCGGGCAGTGTCAGAGAGGAATGGATTCTCATCAAAGTTGATCTTGCGCTTTATATAGTGTTCTGGAGTGTTGACCACAAGTCGTTGATAAATAAAGTCAGTAGCGTATTGCGGATTGAATATGGTCCATATCTGCGATCCCTCTTTGCGGACGGTTGGCTCTACCGTGTCCCACTGCTCTTTTGTGAGGAACTGGGCCTCCTCAATCCACCACACATCCACATCTTCAAGCGACTTGATTTCAGCTAGGTTT